GTTCGCGTTGTAGGTGTAGCGTCCGCCCATACAGAGCGGCTCGCAGGTGATGGCGATCATCTCCATCGGCACGCGCGGGGATTGCTTGGTGCCGTCGACGTCGCCGGAGCGCAGTCCGTGAATGAACTTCACGTCATCGCCGCCGCCCTCCGGTGTGAGGAAGAGCGCGTCATCGGTAGCCAGGTAGTTGAACACTTTCTTGAACACCCCACCGAGCTTGCTAGCACCAATTCCGGGCATCACACCTCCATCCGGCTGGGTCGCGGGCACCCAGCGTTGTTGATGAGCGCATCGCGCTCAGCGCAGAGCTCCTCGAGCCTCTGCCTGGACCGCGCGTATGCGTTGCCCATGCCGCTATAACTGTCGGGCCCGATCTTCGCCGAATCGGGAAGAACGACCATCTCGTCGAGTGACGTTTCAAGGCTGGAGATCTTTGCCTCCAGCTGGGCTAGGGTTAGCTGGGTTCCTGCCACGCCATCCACCCGTCCTTGGTGCGATGAAGCCGGCGGCTCGAGGTCGCGAAGGTCACACCGTCGCACCACGACCACTTGCCATCACCGACAAGAAGGAGCGACCTCGGTGGGTTCAGGACCGCCATCCCAGGCTGAAACATGCGCCTCTCGAAAGCGAACCCACGGTCGACGCGAATGAAGGAAGCACAGGGAAGGCCAGCGCACGCAGCGAGAAGCGCGGCGTTGACCGTTTCCTCGATTTCTTCCTCGGAAGGGGTCGCCGCCGAGCCAGAGTCCGGCAAGGGGACCCCAGCCTCTAACTCAGCGACTCGAGCTTCAAGCGAAACGACTTTCGCCTTCTCGCCTTTCAGCTCTGACTGCGAGTCCTTCAGGTCTGCTGTTAGCTCTGCTTTTGTTGGCATCATGTCCCCTTGATGCAGGTGGTTTGAAGGAGCCGACGGCCCCGAAGGGCCGCCGACGTCGAGAGAGCTATGCGCCAACCGCCCAGGTTTGGCAGCGCTCCTTGATGCGAATCAGCGGCACGCCGTTGAGTGCATACTCTGACTTGTGGCTGATGGGATCGTCGAGGCTGAGCACACGGGTCGCCGGCAAGCCGTCGGGGCAATACTCGTCTCGGGTGGACGCCCACTCCAGCACGCGCTGGCCGTCACCGGCGTTCAGCGCACACACCGAGAGGACGTTCGTCGGCCACCGCGGAATCTTGCTGCCGGCGTTGTTGGTGTAGCTGCCCTGGACGGGCACCCAAATCATGTCGAACATCACAAACGGCGTTCGCGGCGTCGCATGGACCCGGAGGTCTCCATCGGAAGTCAGGAAGCCGGCGAAGGCTTTCGCCATGCCCGGATTCTCCTTGATGATGGACTTCCAGTCGGTGTTCGGTGCGAAGTATTGCGAGAACACCTTCCGTTCGAAGAACACGGTGTCGGGATCGACTTCCGCGTTGTCGACGAATTCCTCGCGCATCGCGTAGATGTCCTCGATGGGCGTCGCCGTTCCGGGGGTTGACCAGAGCGTGGACGGAGCGGTCAACGCGGTCAGTCCGTAGGACGTGCTTACGACGTTTCCGCCGATGTTCAGGTCGACGGTACCGCGCAGCGCCTCGCACTGCATAATATGCTTTCGCTCCTCGGGCGGCAGCATCGTCTCGCGAGCAATGGTCGTGAGGACCTCCGCCTTGCGGGACTCGTGCGACTGCGTGATTCCGTTCGTCTGGCGGATGTCGCCCATGCTCCGAAAGAACGAGATTTCCTTGTTGCTCAGCGGACGCGCGTTGCGCAGCTGGATCGGAGTCGCCCGGACCTTGCGGAAGTCCTGGGCGTCGGCGTAGGGACTCGGCTGACCAAAATCAACCGGGTCCGCCGCGAAGGTGGTCCACTTTTTGACGTCGAGCTCGACGGTCTCACCGTCGTGCACGATGGTCGGAAAGAAGTCGTCCAGCGGGTGCATTTCGAGGCGTTCGTGAAGAACGTCGGCGGCTCCTGCCAGTTCGCTCGCCTTAAATTCGGGAAGGCCTTGTGCGCTCATTGCGTCAGCTCCTTGGGGTCAGAGACCTGGGGTCAGAGAGGGGACAGGGCCTACCAGAAGAGGAAGCCAGCAATTTTGAGTTGAAGCACCCCGGAGGCCACGAAGCCCGTCGGAATGTCGGTGAGGACGCCGCCGGCCAGGGCCTGCTTCGTCAGGTCGGTCAGACCAATGAGGCGAGACTCCTTCGCGTTGCCCTCGAGACCATAGGTCACGAAGTGCTCGCGGGGGATGATCGAGCCGTTGAGGACGCGACGGCCCTCCTCTTGGTCGTGCAGAATGCCGACAGGAATCCACTCTGTGGGCACCAGCATGTAATCTCCGTCTGCGACGGATACGGCGAGGCCGCTGATGGTGATCGTGCTGCCGGTGATGTCATCGATCGTTCGGCCGGAGACGATGGTCGCGCCGGCGGCGTCGAGCACGTCGACGACATCGCCGACCGCCAGCGTGCGGGCGTCTTGCATCAGCAGCGCGTTCACCGGACCCTGGGCGCCGTCGAACTGCGCGATCGCGCTCGGGCGAAGGTGGTTGTTGCCGTCCAGCGAAAGGACGGTCCCCGCCAGGACCTCACCGTAGAAGGTCGACGCGGCGTTCTGGGCCGCGAGGATAGCGCCCTCGGTGTTGTCTTCGTGGATGCCGTTTTCGCGCCAGACGCGCTTGGCAGTTACGTCGAAGTCCTCGTATAGAAAGGTCATTGTTCACTCCCTGATGGGTGTGGGGTTTACTGGGCGGCCCGCTTTCGAGTGGCGGCACCGGGGTGATGCGAATCGAAATACTTCTTGGCGTACTCCCGCCCTCGAGCTCGGTCCTCGTCGACGCCATCGCCGTCCGTGGCCTTAGCCTTCGCCTTGGCGGACTCATCGCCACCGGGCTTGCCGCCCTGGTTGCCCTTCGCCTTCTCGCCATCTGCCTCGAGCATCCAGCCGTGGTCCTTCTGGAACTTCTGGACGTGCTCGAGATGGCCGATGATCTGGCCCTCGCTGTCCAGGTCGACGCCGTCGGGAATGCCGAGCAGCTGCATCGCCGCCGCGAGACGGTTGTCGGGAACTTCCTTGTCACCGACGAGGGCTGCCTGCAGCTGGGTCCGAATCTTCCCGTGCTTCGCCTGGGTGGCGATCTCGCCGGTCAGCCCGTCGTATTTGGCCTTCCAGTCGTCGGATGAGGCCTTGTTGGCGTCGCGCGCTGCGGTCAGCTGCTGAACAGCGTCATCGCTGTTGGCACCTTCGAAGTCGGTCTTCCACTTGTCACGGTCGGCGGTGACCGTCGCGAGTTGCGTCTCGAACGCGGAGAGCTTGCCGGTGCTGCTCTGGTGCCCTGCTCGGAGCTTGTCCATCTCGAGTGTGTCGTTGGCCACCGAGCCGGCGACCTTCGCGTAGAGCTCCGCGCCCGCGTCACCGAGTGTGTCCTTCAAACTTCCGAGTGTTTCGTTGTCGAGCGGCATCACAACCCCTTGTGTGCTGATGTTGGTCTGGCGTCGCGAAGCATCGGGTCGCGAATGCCGCCCTGTCAAGTGCGCGGCATTGCACTACATTTCAGAAGTACGCCCAGCGCGACGTCGAGCGATTGTCCTCGAGAGTTCGGAAACGTCACTAGAGTCGGTATAAGATCGATCATCTTTCAAGGGGTTGATGATGACTGACCAAAACGAAGAAGCGCCCGCTGCTACTGAGATTGTTCGAAGAGCACCTCGGCTGTCGAAAGTGGTCCCGCAGGAACCCGAGCCACTTTTTTTCGAAGAGCGCTCTCCACCGCAGGGATTCAAGAAGCCGCAGACGATCAGCAAGCAGATACCGCTCCTGGTGCATGAGCACACCGCGCTGATGCGGGCCGCCAAGCGAGCGGGCAAGGACGGAACGCGCATGCTGAAGGACACCATGATGCTCGGCCTTCGACTGACCGAGGAGATGGAGAAGGGCAACGACGTTGCAGTCATGAAGAACGGCAGGGTCCTCTACAAGATACTGCTCTGATGCCTCACATCGAGGACGAGGTCGAGCGGGCCATCGCTGGACGCATCCTCGACAAGCTCGAGCGCATCAACGTGAGGTTCCGTGGTCGCAAGCGCACCAAGCTGCGTGAGGACATGCTGCGGATGTCGGTGCTCCTGGCGATGCGCGAGATCTGCATGAGCAACGAGAACAAGGCGGTCGTCGCTGCAGCCAGCATCATCGAGTCTGCGGCACGCATGTATCCGGAGCTTGAAGATCCGCCTCCCATCATCGACGCGCTGGTGACGGCGGTGATGAAGATCACCGGGGTGCAGTTCTAAAAAACGCCCCCCAGAGCAGAAAACCAAGGAAAGCTCTGGGGGGCGTTCACCCACACGCGTTGCACCTAGAGGATGGTGCAGCGGTCAGGTTATCACACCGCTCTCTTTTTCTTCTTTCGCCTTTTTGCCTTCTTCTTGATCTTGAAATCGGAAGCACCGCGGTCCTGAAACTTCATCCGTTGCGACTCTTCTTTGGTCGGTTTCTTCGGCATCATTTACTCCTCTTGGGAACCAGTTCGACCTCGAGCACCTCGATCTCCAGGGTCAGCCGACCACCCATGCGAGCCCGGTCCTTTGTGAAGACCGCGACCCGCTCGGTCCGTCGGGAGAGAACGCGAAACCGGGAGCCACGCGGCAACAGCACCTCGGACTCGGTGAACTTAGTCAGCTGCTTTCCGTCGGTCCGAAGCGGCTGAGCGGCTGAACTGTTTCCCAGGAACGCCCCGTTGGAACCCTTCGGTGCTCTGATGCGCATCACGGCGCCACCTGCGCCGTGGATCTGCGTGGGGATGTGAGGGGTGAGCGACGTCGAGACAAAGGTGGGCATCTCGAACTCCGCCCCCTTCCCAAGAGCGCCGTTTCCCCCGAGGTGCTTAATCCCATCCGCCGAGACCCCACGCCACAGAACAGTGTCCTCATCCAGCCGAGACCGTGCCAGAGATTGGTCTAGCGCCTTGATGTCCTCTGCCACCTGGCCGGACCCCGTCTTTCCTGCGCGGAGTGGTTTCTGAATCTTAGCCATGGCACCGCTGGGTGCGTCCGTGTAGCGCGCGAAGGCGCTCACCTCGGCATCCGACAGCGAGTCGGCCCACGGTCTGAATTTTGGGTTTGCCCATTGAGCAGCCTCGTCAGCGGCCTCCTGCAAGCCTCTCCCAAACTGGTCCTTACCGGATGCGATGTCTCGCTTGGTGACGAGGGCCTCGTGGGCCGATCCAAAGCGGTCAAGAACCGGCTGGGGCGGCTTCGGCTTCGGCTTCGGGGGCGTTGGCGGCTTCGGCTTCGGCTTCGGCTTCGGTGCCTTCTTCGTCTTCTTCGGTTTGGGCTTCGGCTTCGGCTTCGGCTTCGGTGGTGTCGGTTCCTCTTCGAAATCGACCGGCACGAACACCATCGTGCCGCGGTCGTTGGGCCTGTCCGGTGGATGGTCGAACTTCTTGTTCCCCAGCTTCGGCGAGTTGAACAGCTGGTCGAGCTTCCTGATTTGCTCGTGGATGACCACCGAGTCGTCACCGGTGCGATTGTCGAACGCGGTGAGCAGCTGCTTCCGCCACTCGCCCTCGCCCTCGTCGAACTCGAGCATGTCCTCGAGCTGCTTCCGGTGGGCAGCTGTCGAGATTTCGGTGCGGACGATGCGCTCGGCCTCGAAGGGCTTGATGGAGAGGTCGTCCGCCATGCGCGCAGCCGTCTGCGACACCGTCTCTCCCTGGAGGATGCCCTGGGCCATCGATGAGCGCATCTCACCGATCACCGTCGAACTCCACCTGCCGCTCTGCGTCTGGTAATACTCGAGCAGGCCATCGGCGAGGACGTTCCCAGCTCCGGCGAAATCGGGCACCCCCACCGGCGTGTGTACGGACCAGGCGTTGATCTGGCGGGTCAAGAACTGACGGGCGACGTTCGAGGCCTCCTGGCCCATCTCCTTGACCAGTGCGCCCATCGTCTGGCCATGCGTGACACCGACGGTGTTGATGACCGCCTCGATGCCGACGAGGTTCTGCGCGGTGGCCGCCTGCGTAAACGAGCCAGGTGCTGCATCGATGAGGCGGTTCAGCAGCGTTTGCCGACTCGCCTTCCCGATGTCCTTCAGCTGTCGCCGGAACCGCGGCGCCATGCGCTCAAGCGCTTTCGACTGCGAGACCAGAAGCTCGAGTATCTCCTCAGGAATCGCCGCCATTGTCGGGATCGTCCTCCTCGTCTGCGTCGTCTGCGTCGTCTGGGTCGTCTGGGTCGCCACCGCCCATCGGCGTCGACGTGTCCATCATGTCGCCCTCGCCCTCGATGGCCTCCCATTCTGCCTCGGGGTCTTCGACGCCGATCTTCGTGGCGAACTCGATGACGGCTGTGCGGTGGCTCAGCAGCTTCGAACCGCGAGCGACGGTGTAGCCTGTCGCCCAGGCGGTGAGGTCCTCGGCGGTGAGCGTCAGCACGGCCGGCCAGCTGAAGAGCAGAACGGTCCGCGCCTGCCCGGTGCTGTCGGAAATCTTGTCCCACAGCATCTGGATGTGCCGCTCGACGTCGGAGCGGTACTGCGTGACAACAGCCGTCAGCGGTTCCTGAAGTCGCTGGACCGCGGTCCCGGACATTGCTCCGGCCTGGTCTCGGTCGAGGTCTTCGACCGACGTCACCCGCCCCATGTCTCGCCGAATCTTCTCGGCGTGCAGGATTCCCTTGTCGATGGCCTCCCCGCTGGTCTCGAGCAGCTGGACCGACGCTGTCACGCCTGCGCCCTGGCTTTTGACGCGGAACAGTGCGCCGGGATCGCCGGCGCTGAAGTTCCTCTTGGTGCTGTCTCGCGGATTGCCCTGGAACTCGCCCTCGAGCTTTCCGTCTATGACCGCCATCCGTGGGAAGGCGGTGTAGTCGTAGGCCGAGCCCCGCTGGGTCTCGGCGTAGTCAGCCTGCTTGGAGATGCCCATCTCGATGTCGCCGATGAGCGGGGTGCCGTCGAGCTGACCTGGCTCGGTGCCTTCGGGACGCCACCAGACGAACCTGACCATGCCCTCGTGGTGCGGCTCGAGAGGCAGCGCCTCCCATTCCTTGACCTTCTCGTCGCTTGCTCGGATGACGATCGGCCGGTACTCGATGATGACGTCCGGCAGGTAGTCGCGCCGGCGCCAGGTGATGACGGTCTTCTTCGTGCCGTCCTCGCCGAGGATCTCCTCGTCGACGCGCCATTGGTACGTGAGGAAGGCGAGGTCGAGGGGGTCGGCCCCCACCACCGGTTTAAGCGATGCCGTAGCATCCCGACCAGCCCCTTCGACCTCCAGATGCGTCTCGATGTCCTTGACGTTGTCGAGCAGCCAGTTGGCGTAGCTGCGAGCCCGCACACCCTCGACCTGCGAGTTGAACACCGCGTCGCACCACTGCGTCGGCAGGTAGCGGATGACGGGGTTGCCGTTCTCGTCCTTGCTGAAGCCCAGGACGGCGCTGCCCTTCAAGAGCAGGTCCTGCAGCGGGAGGATGACGTGCTGACGCAGGTCGAGGTCCTTGAGCACCTTGGTGCGTGCCTTGAGCTCTGTGGTGCCGGTGACCACCGTCCCGTCCTCTCCCTCGGTGGACGCGCTGATGGTCGCCCACTTGTCCTCGCCGGAGATGCGGCGCTTGACGCCGTTCACCTTGCCCTTGACGAGTCCAGCCTGCACCGAGGGCGCCCGTAGACGCTTCGGCTTGTACTTGAACGCGCCGGTGCTCGTGACGCCGTAGAACGGCTCCCAGGGGTCAAGGTGGGCATACCGCGTGCCCTCGTAGGCCGCATCGCGCTCGAGCAGCCGCTCGGTCCGCGGATGCAGCCCGCGCATCTGTGTGAGCTTCATGAACTGCTTGACGGGCATGGGTCCTCCTCTAGCGCGCCATCCAGTTTTGCACACCGATCTGTTCATTCACAGCGGCATCATCCTGGATACGCTCAGAGCAAGCATATCTGCCGGCGTCGAAGGCGTGGTCGTTGCTCAACTTCTTGTCCCAGAGCTCCGCGTCTCTGCCGGAAGCTCCGTCTGGGTGTACCAGGCTTTCAAAGGAGGTCCAAGCGACGGCCGAGGCGATGGTCAGCCCGCCCCCATGCATATGGCGTTGAAAGAACTCGAGGCCATCGAGCCGGTCGAGGTACGCGACCTGACAGTTGAAGCCGCGCGCTTCGAACTGCGCAACGGCGCCCGGGTTGTCATGTGGGAAGAAGATCGGGATGCCGCGCCAGTTGCCCTGGGACCACTGGCAGAACCTCGACCAGCGCTCGAGCATCTTGAACGCAGCGGCGGTCCAGCACTCCGCCTGCCGGAGGCGTCGGTTGCGCCATCCGCCCTCGGTGTCGATGACGAAGTGCCGCGCGTTCAGCGTCTCGAGCTCATGCATACCGCCGTCATAGTCTTCCGCCCAGACAGAGAACGAGCCCGGATTCGTCCAGCCGAAGTCCTTGCCGGCGGTGATGCGTCGGATCTGGTGCGTCGGGAGCAGCTTCCGGTGAGTGCCCGCATCAATCTCGATGAAGACCTGGCCCTTGAACGCTACCCAGCTGGCGGTGAAGTTCCGCTTCCACATCGCGGCCGGCATGCGGCCCTTGGCCTCGAGCGCCCACCGCACGATGTTCGGGTTGGCGGTGTTGTCCATCGTCGTCCAGTGGACGCAGCGGACGCGGGAGCTCGTTTGAATCTTCTCGCCGGTGCTCTCGAGAATGTCCTTCGCAGCTGCTCGGTCGCCTGTCGCCCACAGCCGATAGAACGCCGAGGCCTTCGACAGCGGTGTTGATGTGATGATCGCCCATGCGTTGGTGTCCGCGAGCGCCGGCTGTAGATGGTCCTCCCAGACGTCGGCCTTCAGGCGAGCGAACTCGTCGAGAAGGACGCCGTCGTAGGCATCAGCGACGAGGTTGCCGGGGTTGTCGCCGGACCTCCACTCGACGAGGAGCCCACCGAGCAGCCACCAGTCGCCCTGCTTGGCCGCCTTGACGATGAGCCCGCCGCTGACCGCCATGCCTAACATCCGCTGCATCTTGCGCTTCAGCGGCTTCAGCAGCTTGTAGATCGGAGCGACGACCACATAGTGGAGAAAGGGGTCCGGCGATGCGCCTTCGGGCTTCCACTCAGCCGCCCCCCAATGTTCCCAGCGACCGAGCCCTAGGCGCTTGTTCTCGTAGTCGTCGCAGATCTTGTCGATGAACTCGGCGGCGGACCACTCGCTCTTTCCACCGCGACGACCACAGTTGAGCACGGTGGTGTCGACGCCCGGCAGCTTGGCGATGTGGTGGGCGATGCCCTGCTTGCGGTGTGGCGTATAGCCCAGCGGGAACTTCCGCTCGGGTATACCGTACTTCTCGGTGAGTTCCTTGACGTAGGCTGCCGCGTCGTCGGGATCGACCTCTACCGGGTCAGCCTTCGCGAGGGCGCGCCTCGATGGCATCAATGCGTGGTCGGGCTGACTTCGTCGATGTCAGCCTGCGTAACACCCTCACCGAGACGTGTGCGACGCGCCAACGAGAGAGAGCTCTCTGCGAGGAACGAGGCGAACCGCTCAGCAAGTTCGGGGTCGACCATGCGCATCGACAGAAGCAGGTCCTCGGGCATGAGCAGACGACCACCACCGGCGGTGCCCTGCTTGGCCTGTTCGAGCCGCCACTCGGCGAGGGCGGATTCGGCGTTGGCCTTCTTCGTCTCTGCGAGCAGCTTGACCTTCTCCTCCGGACTGCGTCGGCGGTTCGAGAAGCGACCAGGCCATCGACGCTCGAGCAGCCAGGCCTTGGCCCGCCAGTCGCCCTTTCCGTCGTGGAGCAGCTGGGCCAGGATGCTCGCCTCGGACGCCTGCAGGGCGGTCTCGTATTCGACGTGGAGCCGAACGAACGGCCGATCGTCCTTCGGCACCTGCTCGATGACCTCGTCGAGGTCGACCTGGTCCTCGTCGCTGACGAGACGCAGCGCGGTGCGACCTCGGGCGAGGTACCTGAAGGCGGTCCGCTGACGCCAGCCAGCGCGCCCAGCTGCGCCGGTGACAGTCGTGCCGAGAGAGACCGCCTCGATGAACAGGCGGTGTCTCTCGTCGTTGTAGTGTGTCTTTCGGCCCATCGGTTTCCCCTCGATGAATCGGCAAGAGCATGCGCGGTCAACGGTGCCGTGGTCAACCTTCGACAGCTGACCACCGGGCTCGGATGATGTCGCAATACTTCGGCTCTTGTTCGATGCCGATCATCTTGAGATCTAGGTCGTGGGCTGCGATGAGGGTCGAGCCCGATCCGAGGAAGGGTTCGAGGACGGTCCCGCCCGGTGGGGTGACGAGCTTCAGGAGCCAGCGCATGAGTCGGACGGGTTTCACCGTGGCGTGGGTGTTGCCCTCCCTCTCGGAGGCCGCTGTCTTGGGGCAGTAGAAGACATTCGCGGGCCAGCGGCCGAGTGGTGAGGGAGTGCATACAAATTCGAGTCCCTGATACATTCGCCCCACCTTGCGCGGCCGCCGCCGCCGGGGGCTCACGGTCATCGGGGGCGGAGGCTGGTCACCATCCTGCGGACCCGGCCATGATGGGTCGCCGTATGGATAACGACAAGCGTCGATGTTCAGACCGCCCGTGCCCCACTTCAGAACGTTCTCCGCGACCGTGCCGTCAAGAGGCTTGCGGACCAGTATGGCTGGCTCAATTGCTGGCTTAACCGCTGTTCCCCAGCCTTCCCACTGCTTGGCTGCGGGGGTGGCTGGGGCGGTGATGTCGACGTCAATCGAGGATGATGCGCCTATGGTATGGCGGGCAGGTTCATTGGGATTGGCGATGCCGGACCTCTTGGTTCCAATCACTCGTCTCTTGGCGCCCGCCTTCTTGTCGATGGCCTTGCTTACGTCGTGAGACTTCGGGAAACCCTGGTATGTCAGCCAGCCAATCTGGTCCCGCACTTCGAAGCCCGCGTCTTCCAGCATCACGGCCAGCCGGTGAATGGTCCGATTCGCCGCGAAAAGAAGGCCGTGCGCTCCAGGCTTCAGCACACGGAACAGCTCCGCCGCGAAGGGTGGCCCTGGTAGCGCCGAGTCCCAGCCCTGACCCATGAAGCCTATCCCGTACGGCGGGTCAGTGACGCAGGCATCGATGGAGTTCTCGTCGAGGTCTCTGAGGACCTCGACGCAATCGGCGCAGTGAAGGGTGTGCGGCCCCAGCTCGACGAGCTCACCGGCAGTGGTGATCGCCGGAATGTCGGCCGGCACGATGTCGCCGCCTGGTGGAGGCGCTGGCTGGACGGGCGGTACCGGTGTGAGGGTCTTGGCCATTCGGGCGACGAAGTCCTCGTCGAAGCCATGATCGGCGATGTCCGAGCCCCGCTTCGCCATGTCGGAGATCATGCTCTCGACACCGGCCTTCCACCGACCATACTCGCCCATCCGGTTGTCTGTCAGCGCCCATTCCTGGGCGAGGAGCTCATCATCGTCGGAGATGTAACAGACCACCTGCTTGATCTCGAGGACGTCGCGCATGAGCTCGACCATCAGGTTGCCGGTCGAGACCGTCATCGTCTCCTTGCGGATGGTGGCCGCTCGACGCTGCCCGAACTTCCTTAGCGAGTAGAGCATCTCCTCGCGATTGATGCTGCCCTCGGGCCCATGGTCCCGCATGTTCTTCGGGTCAAGGCGCAGGTCCCCGATGGGCACCAGGCACCAGCCTTCTGGCACCGATGTCAGAGCGTAGTTTTTAGCGGCTGTCTTTTTCGGCATCGGCTCGTCACCCACCCTGCCACCCCCAGCTCTGCAGACCCTTCAGCCTCTTCACGTTCGGCTTCTTGCTCTTGTCCCAGTGCATCTGCCCATACTTGAAGCCCGGCGCATGGTCCGAGGGCACCTCGCCGCCGATGCCGTCGTAGGCCTGGTCCGACGCTCTGAACTCGTTGCCGCCGCGGAGCAGCGTGCACGCCTCGAGGATGACCGCCCAGGCTGCGAGCTCCTGGTCGGCGGTCGGCGGCTCCCCGGCGTTCCAGGGCAAACGACGCCCGCCGTTCGTATTCTTGGCCGGCGGCTCGATGCCGGTCCGCCAATGGACTCGGCCGATGGTCAGCACGTTGGCCGCCTCGATGAGACCCTGGAAGAAGGCGCGCGATCGTAGGCTGCCGCGACCCCTGCGGACATCGTGCAGGAACTTTCCGAGGATGATGCGTCGAGTGTACCGGTCCCGCTTGGTCGGGTCGGCTGGCGCTCGGGCGACGAATGTCCGCAGCATCTGCGTGATGCGCGGCGAGGCATTCCGGAACGAGCACGGATGCACTCCAAGAGCGTGCATCAGCAGTCCACGCTTCCCGGCGATGGCCTGCGCTTGTTTGAGTAGCGTCATCGTGTCGCCGCCTCGGCCTCGCGTCGCTTCTTCTCGGCGGCGGTCTTCTTGATGACCTGCGCCTTGAGACGCTCGCGATAGCGCTCTGCCCCGACCTCTGCGCGAGCAATGGCGGCGTCGAGCAGGGCGACGCAACGCTGCCGACCGCTGTGCTCTCCGGCCCATTCCTTGTCGATGCTGCGCGACTTGCGCAGACCCTTCTCGAGCAGGTGGAGCGTCGCGTCGGGTGTCTTCCGGCGTGCTTCGTTGATGAGGCTCTTCATCTTGTGCTGGTTCATTGGGTGACGTCGTCAACGGGCGGCTGCTCGTTGGGCTCACCGATGCCCACCGGGAACGCCTCGCCGGGACGAAGCACCAGGTGCAGCGCCGACTCGTAGAACGCATGCCAGGCGCAGGCCGCATGCCTGGCGGCGACGATGTGGCCGAGAGAGAGCTTCTGGTCCATGTATCCGCGCAGATATGCGGCGGCAGCACCGCCGACGGAGTCGATGGCGGAGACCGCTGCGGCGATGGCGAGGTCTTCGGCATCAGTCACCGCGTATTCGGCGCGCTTCTCGTCCATCTGGCCGGCCTCGAGCTCGGGTGCGATGACCTCGGCGGCGATGTCGGCCAGACGCTCGACGGTTTCTGCGCCGATGCTCGGCAGTCGTTCGCGTACCTGGCCGTAGAAGTCGTCTCTGAAGTCGCTCATTTCTGGTCACCTTGGTTTTCGGACGGCAGCAGATGGTCTCCTCTTGAGATTGCTGCGACCGCTCGAGGTATTGCGTCGACGGTCCGCCCGTTGGGCAGACCGCCGAACCTGTTCATGAATGCGAGAACCGACCCGCGTTCTCGGCGGGCGTCTTCCAGCTGTTTCTGCAGCTGCTCGCGGGACTCTATCGCATCGTCTCGCTGTCGACGCAGGAGCGCGTTCTCGTCGCGTAGCCTGTTCACCGCCTGCGTCAGCTTCTCGGAGCTCGCCTGAGCTTGCTGCGCCTTTGCCACGAGCGATCTCTGCGCTGCGCGACGCTCACCGAGCTCGAGTCCGATCTGGGCGGAAAAGTCGACGACCTTGCGAGCGAGCCCGGCGGGGAGGGGTCGCTGTGTCTTGATGGCAAGGGCGATCGCCGCCGCCTCCGAAGGGTAGATCGTCACTCGCGCTCCCGGTACTGAACATGCTCTGGGTGGAAGTGAAGCGGAATCTCGCCGGTGCTGCCGTCTCTGTTCTTCAGAATCAGCAGCTCTGCGTTCGTCCGCTCAACTTGCGAACCGTACAATCCTCCGGCTGATTTGCGGTAGTACCAAGGCCAGAAAGGACTGACGATGTATTGCGCGTCCTGCTCGATGGCCCCGCATTCGCGGGCGTCGCTGATGATCGGCTTCTTGTCCGCGCGGTCTTCGCACTTGCGCGACAACTGGGCAAGCATCAGGACGACGCAGTCCAGGTTGTTGGCGAGGTCCATCAGCCCGCCCGACGAGATAGCCATCTGCGAATCGTCGCGTCGATGGCCTGTCAGGCCGTGGTTCATTTTGTGGAAGTGGTCGACCACGATGAAGTCGAGCCCGCCGAGTCGCCGCTTCATCCGCATCGCGCGACTGGTGATCTGGCTGACCGTCAGCGCGGTCTCGAAATCGTAGAGGAGATTCCAGGTTCTTATCTTCTCGCCGGCGGACAGGAATGCGTCGAGTTGCTCTCGATTGAGTGCCTTCTTCTTATTGACGATCGTGCGGTACGGAACGCCGCCGACCATGGCGGCATAGCGGCCGGCGATCTCGCGCTCCTTCATCTCCATCGAGAAGAACCCGCCCTTCGCACCGTGCTCAAGCCAGTGGCTGGTCAGGTTCATGGTCCACGAGGTCTTGCCCATGCCTGGGCGTCCCATGACGACGATGAGCTTCCGCGGACAGCCGCCGATGGAGAACTCGTCGTTGAACGTCGGGAAGTGCGTCAACAGCGGCGGCCCGGTCTCTTCGTCTGGCTCGTCGGTCATGACATGCCGGTGGAGCGCGGTCATAGCGTCGGACGCGGTCCGCTCGGTGTCGCTGCTGAAGTTCGAGGACGCACGCACCAGCGTTTGCTCGCACTTGACCGCCCAGGCTTCGACGTCCTCGATGGTCTCCTCGTAGCCCTCGACCACGATGTCGTTAGCGGCGCCGATGATGCTGCGCCGCCGGGCGTAGTCACGAATGCGCTGGGCATACTTCGCCGCATTGACGGTGGTGCCGACGAGGTCCAGACAGGCGCCAACGGTCGCGGGGCCGCCAGCGCGATCAAACAGCTTGGCCTCCTTCAGCCACGAGTAAATCATGGCGACGTCGAAGGTGCCGTGCTTCGCATAGAGCGCGCGCATCGCATCCCAGAGGATGGCCAGACGATGGTTGCTGAAGTGCCCGAACTCGACGATGTCACCGCACTCTTCGACGAGTGTCGGTTGCATGAGACAGCAGCCGATTAGCTGCGTCTCGGCGCCATTGTCGCGCGGTGGTGTGCGCTGCAGGTCGTTCACGTCGAGTAGGCCTTGTTCAACTGGACGAGCCAGTCCGCCATAGAGAGCATGCCGCGCTCGACGAGGTAGACCTCGAGCGTCTGCTCGAAGTCCATCGGCGACGGCCGCCACCCACTGCCCTTTATTTTCTTGGCCGCGGTATCCCACCAGTGCCAGAAGGTGGCAAGGGCGGTCTCGACCTTATCCGCCGGTCCGCGCCGGTCGCGGTGGCCGATGAGCGTCTCCTTGATGGCGAACGGTCCACGATTGCCGAAAAAGCCGCGGTCGGCGAACTTGTGCTGCCGGGACGACTCGACCTCTCGCAGCTGCCAAACCTCCACGAACTCGTCGATGACGGGTCCGGGAGTGTTCGTGTGGACGTGTAACGTCTGCCTTGGCGCGTCCTCTTCTCTTCTCTTCTCTTCTCTTCTCTGCAAGCCCTGTCCCGGTGGTGTCACAGTGACAACTGGCTTGTCACGCGTGACAACCGGTGGTGTCACGGGCTTTTGGTGCTCTGTCACGCGTGACTTATCTCTCGACTTCCGCTGACGTTCTCGGTCCTTTCGGCGGCGTTCGTTGAGAGCCTCGGCGGCATCCTCCCACCAGAGCGCCAGCCTGTTCCCATCGAGGAAGCCGACCGCACGCAGAGAAGCGATCAACTCGCCGTCCTCGCCGTCCCATAGAACGGTCTCCTCGAGCATCGCCAGCGACTCCTCGTCTATGACCGGCGCTGTCTCCTTGCACTCGTTGAGCGTGAATTGCCAGACGCGCAGCAGGTAGAGAAGCGGGTCATGCACGCCGCGTCGGCGTAGCTTCCTGAGTCGTACGCTGTAGAGCCAGCTTCCTTCAACCTTGAGGAACACTGACCCCACCGTCCTTGCCGATTCCGTCGACCGTCGTCTCGTAGAACGAGGCGAGCTTGAACAGTTCGGGTGCGGGCATGGCGACCACGCCACGCTCCCACCGCAGTATTGTTGCCGTGCTGACGTCGAGGTGCGTGGCCGCCTCTTCCGTCGTTCGCCTTGCCCGAGTGCGAGCTACTCGCAACCCGTGCCCAATTTGCTGTGCTGTATCCATGGCGGCGACGATGCGCTAAGAACGCACCCCGCGTCAAGTGCTTCCGTGGTAGACACATCTGACTTGACACAGGACGACTTAACTGCCAACGTCGGCCGCAACCAAGGAGGTCTGCGTGAAGCAGCCAGAGAAATATTCGGGAATCGCCGGTCTCGAGGGCAAGGAGCCCTACGGCGTCGTTCTCTCCATCGGCGTCAAGAACGACCAAGGCGGCTTTCCGAAGGACAAGGACCGCTTCCACCTGCTCGAGCCGCTGCCGCAGCGTGTGAAGGTGAAGGGCCGGACGGAGCTCATCCGTCGCCATCATCCGCGCTTCCACGCATTCAACTCCGCAGACAAGGCGATGCGTCGAATGGTGACGTGTCAGATCGTGCACAAGCGGCGCGACGCCTGCTTCGAACACAAGCTGCTAAACTACCGCGTCAAGGGCATGCCGCACCATCCGAACAACCTGCCGTTCTGCACCGGCGATGGTGTGACCGCGAGTCGGTATGTGGGCATCGTCGACGGGCAACCGTCGTTCGGCCGCATCACCTGCCCCCATGACCGCTGCGAGTTCCGCCAGGCGCCAACGCTGCCCGACGGACGCGAGGGTCCCAAGGCGTGCAAGCCCTGGATGAAGCTGCTCTTCCGACTGGTCTGGGCGAACAGCAAGATGCCGACCGCCGAGTGTCTGTTCACCAGCGCCTCGTGGAACAACGCCAAGCATGCGCTAGGATTTTTCGACAACCTCCACGCCAAGGCGGTGATGGTGCTCGGGAACGGCCGCCCATACTCCCTCGGCGGGTACCGCTTCACACTGACGCTCGGCGAGAAGACCAACGCGCAGCGGCAGAGCATCTATCCGGTGGTGACGTTCGCGCCCATAGACGATCCCATCGAGTTCTTCACCGCCCAGCTCGACCGGATGCAGCGTCTCGAGGAACTGTTCGGCGCGGAGACGTCGCCGCTTCTCGAGCATGAGCCGGCTCGAGATGCGCAGGAGTATCTCTCGCACAATCCCGGGACCGTCGATGTCTGACGAACTGCCAGTCGTCGACGCAGTCTTCGGCGACGTCAATCCCCACCGACAGGCCGCCAAGAAGACCAACACCCGGAAGCGTGGCCGGCGGGGTACCTATCGAACGACAGTCACGAGTGTGTACTTGCGTCCGGACCAACACCGGCGCCTTAATGAGGCCGCTGATCGGAGCGGTTGCTCGCTGGCGTTCATCCTTCGGGAGGCGTTCGACGAGTGGCTCGACCGGCGGCATCACAAACCAAGGAGCGAAGCATGACCAGCCAGCCTGGAACATACTTCATGCGCTCGACGAAGTTGTCACTACTGACAAACCGTTGCGCGCATGCGGTGACGCAATACGAGAAGGGCAACCAGTGGGATCGCGCGGTGTTCGGCACCGGGGTTGCGGCTCACGACATCAACCACGCGCTCGGACGTTTCCCCCACGAGGACCGGACCAAGGTCGCGAACCACGTTTGCGAGCAGCTCATCCGCAAGGGCCGCATCGGATACGACAGCGAGGGACCACTGTCGCCCGATGCGGTCTTCGCGGGTCGCAAGCTCGTGATGGAGTGGCTGAACTGGGGCGGTAATCCCCAGCCGCACCAGGACGCGAAATACGAGGTCGGGATCGGCGTCGACGAGAACTGGAACTACGTCCCCTACGAGGTAGGGCGCTTCAGCATTCGGCTCGATGTCCTCTACCCGGTGCAGTCAGACGACGCCGGGTGGACGGCGACCGGCATCTGCGTCCGAGACTACAAAACCTCGTGGGCGCACACCAGGAACTCGCTCGAGTCGATTCAGCTGCGCGCCCAGGCGGTCGCCGCCTGGCGTACCTCCGAGCACCTCTTCCCCGGTCTCAATCCCAGCTTCATCCGTCGAGAGATCACCAACCTTCGCACTCGAGAGAGCTACTACGAGGACACGTGGCTGACCGCCGAAGGTATCGCGGACCTCGAGCTCTGGCAGAGCGACGTCGACATGCTCGTCCAGTCACTCGAGGAGACCGCCGGGACCGAGCGCGAGGCGACCGTCAGCAAGAAATGCCTCACCTGCCCCTTCCAGCAGACCTGCCGCGCCTGGCTGCAGATCGACCCCACCGGGCTGGCTGGCACGAAGAACGCGCAGGAGGGTCTCGTCGACGACTACATCATGGCTCGATCGAACATGAAGCGGCTCGAAGGTCTGGTGCGAGAGCTCACCAAGGAGGGCCCGCTCCGATTCAAGGACAAGGTCGTCGGCACGCTGGGCAACGTCGGGCAGGTGTTGTCCGAGGAGGGTCCAGCGGTGATCGCTCAAGCATGGCTCGGACCCGACGCTGACGCGGGTGTGGTGAGCTCTGTGACCGGCCTCCTCGCGTCGCTGAAGCCCGGTGTGACCAGCATCAAGGCGCTCGCCCGGAAGCTGCACAAGGGTGACCGGGCGTCGCAGGCTGCGTTCGTCTCCAGCTGCACGAAGAAGAAGATGAAGCCGAAGTTCGACGTCTACGAGCCGGAGACCGAGTAGATGCCGCTGCCCTGCCCGTTCTGCCTTCACGTGTTCGGCGCTGACGCCAGCGACACCGTCGTCCATTACTGCCCGGACCGACGTCGTCATCGGGTCAAGTGTCTGTCTTGTGGTAGCACGGGGCCGGCGGTGACCGACAAGTCGCTGGCCGTTCAGCTCTGGAACAAGGCCAAGCGATGACCGACATCGACAACGAGCTCGACAGCTGGAAGCATCGGCCGTGGTTCGTGTTCGACACCGAGACCACCGGTGTCGACGTCGAGAACGACCGCATCGTCCAGATCGGTGGCGTCTGGATGAAGAACGGCGAGCTGACCGACCGCCACCTGGTCACCATCAACCCAGGCGTCGCCATCCCGGAGGGCGCGTCGAACATCCACCAGATCACCGACGAGATGGTGGTTGACAAGCCGCCACTCTCCGCGGTGCTGCCCCAGGTCATCGAGCACTTCCGACGCGCGACTGTCGTCGTCACCTACAACGGGACCACCTTCGACTGGCCGCTGCTCGTGAACGAGGTGAGGCGAACCGACCGGATGAATCAGACCCCGCCGGGCGCCGATGCGCATGGGTTCGAGTTCCAGCTGTACGAGGCGGTCGTCGAGACGCTCTTCGTCGACGTCCTGACGCAGGTGAAGCGCAACACCATCGGTCGGTTCTGGAAGGGTCGCGGACGCCACCGCCTGGGGAGCGTCGCGCAGCGGATGGAGATCGTGCTGCCGCCGGGCATGCGCACGCATCGAGCGGACGCTGACTGCTACATCTGCGGAAAGATTCTCTGGAAGACTCGTGGGAAGCTGCCCAACAACGACCTCGAGGTCAGAGCGCTGCTCGACGACAGACACGCAGAGCAGCAGAAAAACTACAAGCAATGGCGAGCCGAAGAAGACCGACGCATCGCAGCGTCGGACCCCTACAACCACACCACCGGAGAGACGGATGACAGCTGACGACGAAACGACTGCCAAGAAGAGGACGCGCAACCCGCTGCGGTGGTCCGCCGAGCGTGACATCACCTGCCCGAACTGCCAGGTCGGTTCGGACGGTGCGTGCCGCGAGTGCAACGGGCAGGGTTCGGTCGGGTGTGAGGTCATCTTCGGACCGACCTTCTCGACGCAGACGAAGGCAGACGAGTGGCTCGAGAAGAACGGCGAGAACCAGAAGCATCACCTGGTGCGCACCACCGGTCACCGCGTGGTTCCCAGAACGTCAACAACGCTCGAGCGAGTCGAGTGAATGTCCTGAAGGAGGACAAGACGATGACACAACGAAAAGTGAAAATTGAGCTGGGCGTGCCCATCAAGGCGAAGGAGGTCAAGGAGATCGCCCTCGACATGGCCAAGCATCAGAGCGCGCTCATTCGCATGCGCGGCGAGTACAAGGACATCCAGCGGAAGTGGCGGCTCGACATCAAGCACAAGGAGGGAGTCGTTCAGGAGCTCTGCAATCGCGTGATGCAGGAAGAGCGGCTCGAATTCGTCGACTGCGTCGAGGAGTACGACTGGGACCACCACCGGATTCGCGTCCGGCGGCTCGACACCAACGAGACGGTCGGCATCCGTGAGGCGTCCGAAGCCGAGCGGGAGGCCTTCGAGGAGCTCGACGGTGACCAACGGCAGACGGGGCTCGAGCTCGCAGCCGATGCCGATGAGGACAGCAGTGCCGAAGCATCCGCCCCCAGCTGAAGCGGTCGTCGAGGGTGCGACCTGGACGTTCCAGGTCGCATCCGAGCCAGTGGGCAAGGCCTCCCACATCATTCGCCCAGGCGGCGCGCCCTGTAGGCTGTGCGGTCAGGCCAAGGCCTTCCCGTCGATAGGGCTGAAGGACAAGTCGCGCGCGTTCGAGCTCGAGATCGGTCGACTCGCCAAAGGCTGCTTGCCGGTGCTGGGCGCGTCGATGATCGCAGTCGACGTCGAGAGCTACAAGAAGCGCCCGAAGCATCTCATCACACGCATGCGACCACGCGGGCCCATCCTCTGCCCGGTGAAGCCGGACGGCTCGAACATCCTGAAAAGCTGCGAGGACGCGCTGATGCGCTGTCGACACTGTGGCAAGGCGGGCAGCAAGTGCAAGCAGCGACACCACGTCTACACCCCGACCCTCAACGATGACGCCACGATCGTCGACACTCGCTGCCGCACCTTCTACACCAGCGTGCTCGACCTCCATGCGAAGATTTCTCGCCCCGGCCGAATCGTCATCACCATCAGCGTGGTCGTCGCACCGGTCGCGGCTTTGGTGCTCCCCAGCTCCGAGCAGGTAAAGCTATTTTAACGCGAGAAGGTTTACTTTCTTTCGTGGAGGCCTTGCCAACGCCACCGCTGCGTCTATACTTTAGACATGGGAACGACGACAACGGAGACGACGATGACAAGCCGCGAAACGAAGTGCGAACGATCATTCACCGAGCAGACCGTCAAGCTCAAAAGCCTCCTCTCGGAGTTGGGCACCAGGCTCGACCAGCACGAGAGTCTCTTCGAGGGCACATCAAAGCGGGACTGGGGCTACGTCGGGACCCTCAACCACTGGATCGAGGTGTTGACCGACATCATCGACCCCGACCGGGAGCGCGAATAATATGCCGCCGCAAGTAACCTCAAACACCTACAGCTGGGGCCGGATGGTTAGCATCCGCCAGGGTTCCAGATTCTCGGTTCCGCTCCATCCGGAGCACCTGGATACGATCACCGACCTCGAGGACGGCGATCGTAAGAGCCTGCGCACCGAGGACGGCTCGACGTGGATCGTCACGCTCGATGGAGATCGCCTCCGGTTCCGGCACACCGGCCAGGGCTACCGCCTGAGCGTCGGCCGAAGCGAGGTGCTCTGATGCCGCAGCCACCCACCGAATGGACAGTCACCTACAGGCTCGCCGGGAAGACCCGCAAGATCCTCTACCGAACGACCAACCTGCTCGCGTACGGCCTTCAGGACATGACCCGAGGCGGATGGTCCGCGGTCGTGGTCACCGAGCGCGTCTGCGCGAACTACGTCGACCCAGATTTGGGTTGGTAAACCAAGGAGAACCCTGTGACGAAAGAACAACGCATCGAGAACCTCGCGCTCTCGTTCCCCTCCATCCGGAGCAATGTCGAGGCAGGCTACCTGCCTGGCGTCTCGCCCTGGGATCCCTCGGACTTCGACGACTACCGCCGCAACCCCACGATGGAGCACGGGTCGGGCATGAGGTCGGTCATCGACTTCATCTGGCACGTCTGGTCCGGCGAGAACTGCTTCAGCCTTCGCACCGCGTTCGGTCGCTGGGACCGCTCGCACACCGCAGCGTGGAAAGCCTGGGCTTCCAAGCCATGGTGGGCGTGATGACGACGACCATCGACATCGACAGCCTCGTCTCCAAGCCCTACGGCTACCGCTCCACTCGGTTCGACCTGACCGTTGAGGGCATAGGTGGCGGACGTTTCTGCGTCAAATACCGCGACACCGAGGGCCGGCAGAACTACGTCACCGGTCCCTGGTCCGTGAGCCGCCGGAAGACGCTGTCCGCCGCCAAGCAGATCATCAGAGAGGGCAACATC